CGCCGTCATGTACACCACCGCCTATTTGTATGAACACCGGGAGGAAGCCGACCATCACGCCCTCACGCTCACACTCCGCGCCCTGCTGTTCGGGATCAGGAAGGAGGGCTTCTGATGAACGTCGCTCTTTTGAACGTGCGCATCTCGATGCAAAAAAATACCGTGGTCGTGGATGCCATTGGCAACCACAAAAACAAATGGTTGGACTGGTATTCCTGTTATGCCACGGTCAGCGGCGAAGGCGGTAAGGAGTCCACCGACGCCGGGCTGGTGGTAGATGATTCCAAGATGGATTTCACCATCCGCTGGTGCAAAAGAGCGTCGGAGATCACCTCAACGGGATACCGGGTGGAATTTAACGGCGAACTCTACGACATTCTTGCAGTAGACCACATGAATTTCAAACGGAAAAGCGTCAAGCTCTCCTGCCAGAAAGTGAGACGGTAATATGGCAGACAGAATCCGTATTGACCAGCTGGCGTCCGAGGTTATGGCAGGATTGACGGAATACGCCGACCTTGCCACGGAGGACATGAAAAAGGCTGTGAAAAAGGCCGGAACGACCGTCCGCAGGGAGATTCAGACTAACGCGCCGAAGAACACCGGGGACTATGCCAAAAGCTGGAGCGTAAAAAACGTGCGGGAAACGGCCAACGCTCTTGAAATCGTTGTGCATTCCCGCAACCGCTACCAGCTGGCGCACCTGCTGGAATTCGGCCATGCCAAGCGCGGCGGCGGTCGTGTTCCAGGCAGGGCGCACATAGCTCCCGCCGAGGAGAAGGGCATCCGGGAACTGGAGCGGGAAATACAGAAAGCACTGGAGGGATAGCCTGTGAAAGAACTGATTGCAATTTTGAAGGAAATCGGCATTCCCTTCGCCTATGACCACTTCGCCGAGGGGGAATCCCCGGACCCACCCTTCCTCTGTTTTCTCCTGCCGGGGAGCGACAACTTCGCCGCCGACGGTAGAGTGTATTTCAAGATAAACGAGGTTCGGGTAGAGCTTTACACCGACATCAAGGACTTGTCGGCGGAGCAGTCTGTGGAGGCTGTGCTGGATCGGCACGGCATTTTCTATGAAAAGTCCGAAACATGGATCGACAGCGAAAAGCTGTATGAGGTCCTTTATCAATTTGAAATGGAGGGTATAAACCATGCCGAAGAAAAACAAGGTCAAGTTTAACATCTGCAATGTGCATTACGCCCTGCTGGCCACGGGCGCGGACGGGACTGTTACCTTTGCCACTCCCGTGCCGATGCCGGGTGCGGTGTCTCTGTCCCTTGATCCCAACGGCGAACCGAGCAATTTCTACGCCGATGGGTACGCCTATTACACCGTCAGCAACAATATGGGCTATGAGGGTGATTTGGAACTGGCGATGGTGCCGGAAAGCTTCCGCTCCGATGTGCTGAGGGAAGCGCTGGACGAGAATAAGGTGCTGCTGGAGAACGCCAATGTGGAGACGGAGAACTTCGCGCTGCTCTTCGAGTTCGATGGCGATGTGCGGAAGATCCGCCATGTGCTTTACAACTGCTCCGCCGCCCGGCCGACCATCGAATCCCAGACCAACGAGGAAGAGATCGAGGTCAAAACGGAGACGCTTTCCATCAAGGCGGCTCCTCTGGCGAATGGCTATGTAAAGGCAAAAACTGGAGACGATACCACGGATGCCGTCTACCAGGACTGGTACAAGGCGGTTTATCTGCCTGCCGCTGCCGATGGCGGCACAGCGGAAGAAGTAACCGGAGGTGAGGCATAATGAGCATGAAGCAGAACATCGAGATTGACGGCAGGCAGGTGGCGTTCCGCGCTTCCGCCGCCATTCCCCGCATTTACCGCATGAAGTTCCACCGGGACATCTATAAAGACCTGCGCTCTCTGGAGAAGGCCATCGGGGATGGCTCCGAGGAGAACTCCAATCTGGATATGTTCAGCCTGGAGATGTTCGAGAATATCGCCTACGTCATGGCGAAGCACGCCGACCCCTCTATTCCCGACACGCCGGAGGAATGGCTGGACGGTTTCAGCACCTTTTCCATCTACCAGGTGCTGCCCCAACTCATTCAGCTTTGGGGCCTGAACGTGCAGACGGATGTTCAGTCTAAAAAAAACTTCGCCCAACTGACCGGGAGATGACCACGCCGCTGTTCCTGCTCCGCTGCGTACAGATCGGGCTTTCGCTGCGTGACCTCAACCTTCTCACCATCGGGATGGTCAACGATATGTACGCCGAGAGCAGGAACGACGAGTACAAAGGATATAAGGAAATCGCCACCCAGGAGGACTTTGACCGATTCTGATCGGCTCCTTCTGGGTGCTGTTTTGCACATTTTGGGAAGGAGGTATCCGCCGTGGCAAACAGAATCAAGGGCATCACCGTTGAGATCGGCGGCGATACCACCAAGCTGACCAATGCCCTTAAGGGTGTAAACAGCGAAATCAAGAATACCCAGTCGCAGTTGAAGGATGTGGAGAAGCTCCTGAAGCTGGACCCAGGAAACACGGAGCTTCTCGCCCAGAAGCATAAACTGCTGGGGCAGGCGGTTTCAGAAACCAAGGACAAACTGGCGACGCTGAAAACCGCAGCGGAACAGGCCAACACCGCCCTCGCAAACGGTGACATTTCCCAAGAGCAGTACGACGCACTCCAGCGTGAGATCATCGAGACGGAGCAGGCTTTGGAGCGGCTGGAACAACAGGCCGGGGAATCCGCCGTGGCTTTGCAGAAGATTGCCCAGACAGGTGAAAAGCTGCAATCAGTCGGTTCCTCTGTGGAGAACATCGGCAAAAAAATGTCTATTGTTTCTGCGAGCATTACTGCCGTGGGTACGGCCAGCGCAAAGATGGCTGCGGACTTCGAGGACGCGATGGCGAAGGTTTCCACGATTGCCGATGCCTCCGAAGTGCCGCTGGATGAGCTGGAGCAGTCCATCCTTGACCTGTCCAACCAGACGGGCATCTCCTCCACGGAAATCGCCCAAAACGTCTACGACGCTATCTCGGCGGGACAGAAAACCGGGGATGCGGTAAATTTTGTCTCCAACTCCACCAAGTTGGCGAAGGCCGGCTTTGCGGATGCCGGAGCTGCCCTGGATGTGCTGACCACCATCATGAACGCCTACGGGCTGGAGGCAGACAAGGTCACCGATGTGTCGGATATGCTTATCCAGACGCAGAACCTTGGCAAGACCACGGTGGGCGAACTGTCCTCCTCTATGGGCAAGATCATCCCCACCGCCAATGCTTACGGGGTGCAGCTCGACCAGCTTTGCGCTGGGTACGCCATCATGACGGCAAACGGTGTGGCGACCGCCGAATCCACCACCTACACGAACTCCATGCTCAACGAGCTGGGCAAGTCTGGCACGGGCGTGGCAAAAATCCTCAAGGAACAGACAGGCGCTTCCTTCGCCGAACTGATGGCGCAGGGATACAGCCTGTCGGATGTGCTTGCTATTGTAGAGAAGTCCGCCGCCGACCAGGGGCTGGCCTTCTCGGATATGTGGTCAAGCTCCGAGGCGGCAAAGGCTGGGCTTATCCTGCTGGGCGACAGCGCGGAGACTTTCAACGGCACCCTGGGGCAGATGCAGCAGTCCACCGGAGCGACCGATTCCGCTTTTGAGAAGCTGAAAACCAACTCCTACACCATCCAGATGGCAATCAATCAGCTGAAGAACACGGCGATTGAACTTGGAACGGCAATCATGCAGGTGCTGGCGCCGATCATCCAGTCCCTTGCCGAGAAAATTTCCGCACTGACGAAATGGTTCTCCGGGCTTTCTGACAGCCAGAAGAAAACCATCGTCATAATCGGCATGGTCGTGGCAGCGATAGGGCCGGTGCTGGTGATCGTCGGCAAGGTCATCTCCGCTGTCGGAACGATCATGACCATCGTGCCGAAGCTGGCCGGTGTTATCAACACAGTCAAGACGGCCTTTGCCGCTTTGAACACCACTATGCTTGCAAATCCCATCTTCCTCATTATCGCGGCAATCGCAGCCTTGGTAGCTGCGTTTATTTATTTGTGGAACAACTGCGAGGGCTTCCGGCAGTTCTGGATCGACCTGTGGGAGAACATCAAGGAAGTGGCGATTGCCGTATGGGAAGCAATCAAGGCGTTCTTCCAGGCGGCTTGGGAAGCAATCTCTACCACAGCCCAGAACATTTGGAACGGCATCAAGAACTTTTTCACAGCGCTTTGGGACGGCATCAAGAATATCGTCACCACAGTCGTGACGGCCATCCAGACTTTCCTGACCACGGCCTGGAACACAATAAAGACGGTTATTACAACGGTTCTGAACGCC